GTTCAATTACCTACATATAATTTTCTAATTGAATATCAAGGCGAACAACACGATCATCCTGTAGACTTCAAACATTTAGGAAAGAAAAAAACATTAGAAGAATTTGAACATCAGAAGGAACATGATAGACGTAAACGCCAATATGCAAAAGATCATAACATAGATTTATTGGAAATTTGGTATTGGGATTATGATAATATTGAAAAAATATTAAATAATAAATTAAGGAGAAAGAAGTGAATTGATATAAAACGAAATAACAACAAATTTAAACTCGCTATCGATTTTGATAATGTGATGGCACGAAGTTCAGATGCATACATAGATTTGTTTAATCAATATACAGGAGAACATTTTACAGCAAATCAACTAACACAGTATGATACAACAAAAGTATTACCTCGACAGTATAAAAATTTAGCTGAGAGCATTTGGGATTGGCCTATCCTTTACAAGAATGTTCAACCACTTACAGATAGTCAACAATATGTAAAGCGATTATGTGACAATAAAAATATTGAAATCTATGTAGTATCTATATCTCATCCAGACGTTATGCAATCAAAGTTTGGTTTCATTCGACGAGAATATCCATTTGTGTCACAAAACAATATTATTTTTATCCATAACAAACAATTATTAAATTTAAATTGTTTGATTGATGATAATCCAGCCAATTTAATAGGAGGGAAGTATCATAAGATACTTTTTGACTATGTTTGGAATAAATCTTTTAATGCAGAGTTTAATGGATGTATAAGATGTAAAGATTGGAGTGATGTTTATAATGAAGTGATAAAAGAATTAAATGCTTATAAACAAGTACAAGAACTATATGAATAAGGAGGAATTAAATGAAAATAATAGTTATAGGAAAAGTAGGATGTGGAAATTGTTTAAAAATAAAAAATAAGTTAGATAATAAAAATATTAAATATAAGTATAAACTTATATCGGAATATTCACAAAAAGAACAAGATAATATTATAAATCAAGCTATAGTAAAAAACATTATGACTTTTCCAATTGTTATTAAAGATAATCAAATAATTGATGTAAAAGATATTGATTTTCAATCATTATAATATTTTAAATTAATGGAAAGAAGTATGATTAATATTGGTAAATAGTAAAAAAATCGTTGAAGAATATTTAACTAAAAAAGATTGGGAGGTAAAAGAAAACTCTAATGCACCATATTCTTATGGAGCTTTATCTAAACGTATGACCACAGAAGTTTCTAAAGATTATTGGCTTCGAGAAGTATATCCTGAAAATATAACTCAAGCTCATAGAAGTGGATTATTGCATATACATGACCTTGGAGGACTAACTCTATATTGTTGTGGATATTCACTTCAAAAAGTAATCAGTATGGGAGTACAAGGTATTCCTAACATTCCAACATCTGCTCCTGCAAAACATTTCGATTCTATTCTAAACCAACTTGCTAATCTAATTACTATATTCCAAAATGAGATCATGGGAGCAGTAGCATTTAGCTCTTTTGATACATTGCTTGCTCCATTTGTTAAAAAAGATGAATTAAAATATTCAGAAGTTAAACAATCACTACAAAATTTTATTTTTTCCATTAATAGTAATTCAAGAGCAGGCGCAGAACCAGCATTTTCAAATATCACTTTTGATCTTAAACCAGCAGATGATTTGATTGATGAACAAGCAATTATTGGAACTGGGCTATGTGATTTTACATACAGAGATTGTCAACGAGAAATTGATATGATTGATAAAGCGTTTTGTGAACTTATGATCCAAGGAGACTCTAATAAGAGAGGTTTTGCATATCCAATTCCTACTTTTTCTATCACAAAAGATTTTGATTGGGATAACAAAAAATATGATTTACTTTGGGAAATGGCAGGAAAATATGGTTATCCTTACTTTTCTAATTTTGTTAATAGTGATATGAAACCATCAGATGTAAGAAGTATGTGCTGTCGCCTGCGACTTGATTTAACAGAACTTAGAAAACGTAATGGCGGATTATTTGGTTCTGGTGATTCTACTGGTTCTATTGGTGTAGTTACAATTTCTTTACCTAAAATCGCTTATGAAAATAAAGGAAATAAAGAAAAGTTTTATAAAGGTCTTGATTATGCATTAACTTTAGCAAAAGATAGCCTTGAAATTAAACGTAATTGGTTACAAAAAAATGTCATTGATACTCGTTTAATTCCTGCTTTTTGTACTTATGTAGGAACCATTAATAATCACTTTAGTACTATTGGTGTAATTGGCATGAACGAAATGTGTGAAAACTTTTTTGGCAAAGACATTGATATTACCACAAAACAAGGACATGATTTTGCTATAGAAGTAGGTAATCACATCAGAAACAAATTGCTTGAATTTCAAAAAGAAACAGGGCATTTGTTTAACTATGAAGCAACACCAGCAGAATCAACCTGTTATCGTTTAGCATTAAAAAATCGTAAACAATATCCAGATATTATTTGTCGAGGAACTAAGAAAGCTCCTTATTACACAAACAGTTGTCAAATGGCAGTATCAAAACAAACTTCTATTAAAAAGGTTTTTGATAATCAAGACGATTTACAAGTACAATTTACAGGTGGAACAGTAATTCACATTTGGCTTAACGGTGCAATCAGTGGTAGTGCGGCAAAGCAAATTGTTAAAACTTGTTGTGAAAATTATCGAGTACCATATATTAGTTTATCTCCATTGAATAGATATTGCCCAGAACATGGATATATTGCTGATGATGTTGACTTTTGTCCTATTTGTGGCAAACCTATTGAAAAGTATCAACGTATTACAGGATATCTTAGACCAGTAAATAATTTTAATGATGGTAAAAAAGCAGAATTTGATGAAAGAGTACAACTAAAAATTGATAATTAAATATAAAACAATTATAGAGGAAAGAACGGAAGATGCTCCCTTTGTGGGAGCATTAATCTCCGCTATTGATTGCCATTTTAATTGTAAAGAATGTTTTAATCAACATTTAAAAAAAGAAAAAACAAAACAAGCAGAATGTAATGATATAATTCAAAAAATAAAACAAAATCCTTTTAATAAAGGTATCATTCTTGCAGGATTGGAATGGTCTAATCAACCTAACGAAGCTAAAGAATTAATTAATTGCGCATTACAAAATAATTTACAAGTAATCCTATATACAGGAATGGATATTATAGATTTTAAAAAGAAATGCCCACAACTTATAATTAACGGAATTTATTTAAAATATGGTTGCTTTGATAATACAAAACAAACAATTAATCACATTGAATATGGTGTAACACTTGCCTCATCAAACCAACACATTATTAAAATATAAACTATTAAAGGAGTAATAATACTTTTGGAATTTAATCTTAATTCAGATAAACATATTGTAAAAGAAGTAAATAAAGAAATTCGTAATAAAGGAGGTGGATTTTGCCCTTATCTTATTAATTCTTTTGGCAAACCTTATAACTGCAAAACAAGACCATGTGATGAATTGATAAATGAAACTATTACAGAATGTCCATATAAAAAATATATTAAAGGAGAATAAATTATTGAATATTAAAGTTAAAAAATTAAACGACAAGGCAGTTATTCCAACAAAAGGTTCAGATTATGCAGCAGGATATGATTTATATGCTTGTATTGATAAATCAATAACAATTAAAGCAGGAGAAACAGTTAAAATTCCATCAGGTCTTGCCTTTGAAGTGCCTAATGGATATGTAGGACTTGTATTTGCAAGAAGTGGATTGGCTACGAAACAAGGTCTTGCACCTGCAAATTGTGTAGGCGTTTGTGATTCAGACTATCGTGGAGATTATACTGTTGCATTACATAATAATAGCAAAGAAAGTAGAATTATTGAACCACAGGAACGTATTGCGCAAGTTGTATTTATGCCATATTTAAATGTAAAGTTAATTGTATCAGATAACTTATCTGATACAAAACGAGGGACAGGTGG